GCTTCCAATCCTCATCCCACTCTCCTAACTCGTCTAACTTCGATTCACAGCCACTTAGTAAGTGCGGCGGAGTACCCATTCGAGGGTCTCAGTGGCCTCAGCCAGTTACACCCCGCCGCACTTCCTTCGCGCCTCTCAGCCCCTCAGCCCTGGGCGCGAAACTTGAGAATCCGGGGTCCCCGGCGACAGGTCTTCGTCGCTGGGGTGGTTTTATCCCGGATCTTTCGTCCGCGGTTTCTTCTTACCGCCATTGATGACCACCGGCTGCATGCCAGGCGTCGAGATCGTCATCGTCACGCCATCGCGCTCGCAGGTCTCCCGCAGTTTCTGCGCCGCCATGAATGCCGGCATCTCTTCGGCCAGCGTCTTCTGCGCAGGCTGCTGATCGGCCAACAGCGGCTTTTTCTTCCGCTCCAGGAGCGCTTCGGCGAACTTCTCCAGGTCGCGCTTGTAGCAGCCATGCCGCGCAACGATCTCGCGGAACTCCTCGATGTCGTGCCCGCGCAACCGCCAGCAGAGCCGCCCCTTCGTGTCGCGCACCTTGTCCCCATCCGCATCGAGCGCCGGAGCGGTGTGGCACATCTCGTGATCCAGCAGCGCTAGTTTCTTTTCGCGCGTGAACTCCGGATCTTCCCACACTTCCTTGTTCAGCACGATGACGTAATCGAAGGGAACCATCTCCCGCGCCAGCGCATTGAGCAGCACGCAGCGGCCGAGCACGAGAGCCCCGTCGACATTCGGCTTCGTGCCCTTCTTCCAGGCCAGCGCGATCCGCGCCTCGACGCAGTCGAAGTGCTGCTCCGCGCGAACCTCGGCCAGTAGCTCATACGGCTGGCCGGGAAGTACGATCTCTTCCGGCGTGATGATCTGGTACGGCAGTTTGCGAGGCTTGCCCATTACTGCACCCCCCCCTGCTCGATCCACTCGATAAAGGCCGCGCCAAAAACCCAACCGAGATACAGCAATGCGCCTCCAACAAAGAGCAGGTTCGGCACCCACAACCACTTGCCGGCCTTGCGACAAATGCGTCTGAACCGAGCGGCCACATATTCCGCCTTGGTCCGCTCCGGCCCGCTTGGGAGCGCATAGATCGTGTTCAACAGCGTGCATTGCTGCTGGCAAGGCACACACAGCGGCAGTTCCCTATACTTGCTGAGCGTCGGTTCCCCGCATCCGTAGCACTCCGGTACCTCGAAGATCCGCAGCCCTGGTCTCCGCGCCCCGCAGACCGAACACTCCGAATCAGTCTGCCGCCATAGAGCCCGGCCGCACGCACAAGCCCTGACCCCTGATCCCTGATCCCTATTGCCTGCTTTGTTCACGCCGCTCTCCTTCTTCCGCGCCGTCTTCTCCGGCGCTCTTCCCGCCGCAACGTCTCAACGATTTCGCCATAGCCCATGTTCGCGAACCGTGATTTAGGCTTCGCGGGCTGGGCAGCCTTTGCCGCCCTCTGCCGCGCAAATTCCGCCTTGATGCACCCCGGCGCTGTGCAGACCGTGCTCATCGTTCCCGAGAGCCAGCCGCACGTATCGCCGTCGCTATACGGAGGCACCTTGCACGGGTTGTGCTCGGTGCATCCGCAATAGCGACATGTGCCTGGGGCGATGGCGCTCACCGCTTGACCGCCTTCCTTGAGGCCGAGCGTCCCCTAGCCTTCACGGAGCGCTCGGCCTCCACGGCCAGTCCACACCCTCCGAAACTTACGCGCAGCCAGCAACGCTATAGACGGTTTCTCGACGCTGATATTGGCTGTTCGTTTCGAGAGTGGATGAAGCATTACGACAAGGCATCCCTAGCGGTGTGCGAATGACGGCGGCGGCAAGAGTGAAGCTCCAAGCTCTCCGGGATCACATCCAGGCCGAGCGGGATTTCAACGAGGGATGGATAGCGCTGCACATCCTAGACGGTCATCCTCGCGCGGCTGAGCGGCGAAGAGAGGTTGTTTCCGAACGGGAGGGATGGTTGGGCGCCCTCGATGAAGTGATCGGAAAGAAGGCAGATTGATGGCGACGGCGGCGGTGCACAAAACGAAGCGGCAGCGGCCGGCGGACGGCGGGATCGTGTGGCACGAGGAGTGGAATGCATTTGAGTGTTACGGCTGCGGGGAATACACGGAGATCCGCGACCGGCATAAGCGCACGCCGGACAAGCTGGCGGAGATGCAAGAGTTCCTCATCATCGACCACACGGAGTGCTGGCAGTTTGACGATCCGAAGATGGCGGCCGATGCCCGGAAGTATCGAAGCGAGAAGAAGCGTCGGGAAAACTTGAAGGCGCGGGCATCGGGCGCGCTGGATCGGCAGAGCGTGAGTTGGAGGGGGAGATGAAGCAGCGGTGGATGAGTTCGGGATCAAGAATTGCTCGACCACCGTGCAGTCGCTTTACCATAGCGGGCAGCTTGGCGCGTGGATTCCGATCATCCACGCGATTGAGCCGCGCACGGACCGGGACCCCAGCAAGCGCGACGCACGGAACATGGAGTGGGGCAGCTACTACTTCGAGCTGGGCGGCGAGCCGGACCAAGTGCTGCGCGAGAGCGGTTTCAAGCAGTTTCCCGCCGTGGTTCCGCGTTGGGCCGTGGCTGGCGGCGACCTCTACGGCAACTCGCCGGGGATGGAAGCGCTGGGCGACATCAAGCAGTTGCAGCACGAGCAATTGCGCAAGGCGCAGGGCATCGATTACCAGACGAATCCCCCGCTGCAGGTTCCTGACAGCCTGAAGAATCGCGACGTGGAACGGCTGCCCGGCGGCATCACCTTTGTGCCGCAGGGAGGCGGGGCGAAGATCGAGACGGCCTTCGATGTGCAGCTCAACCTGGGCGAGCTGCTCGAAGACATCCAGGACGTGAGGGAGCGGATCCGGCAGAGCTTTTTCAGTGATATTTTTCTTATGCTCGCGAACTCGACGAACCCGGCGATGACGGCGACGGAGGTAGCCGAGCGGCACGAGGAAAAGATGCTGATGATGGGCCCCGTGCTGGAGCGGCTGAATAACGAGCTGCTTTTTCCTTTGATCGAGACCACCTTCACGCACATGGCGGAGATGGGCGCGCTTCCACCGGCGCCTCCGGAGCTGGCGGGGATGGATTTGAATGTCGAGTTCATCTCCATGCTGGCGCAGGCGCAGCGCGCCATTGGCACTAACAGCGTGGACCGGTTTGTTGGCAGCCTGGGGACGGTAGCCCAGATGAAGCCGGATGTGCTGGACAAGTTTGACTCCGACGCCTGGGCGGATGCCTACAGCGACATGCTGGGCGTCGATCCCAAACTCGTCTTGGCGAACGACCAGGTGGCGATGATCCGCCAGACGCGAGCGCAGGCGCAGGCTGCGCAACAGAAGGTGGCCGCGGCGCAGCAGGTGAGCGCGGCGGCGAAGAACTTTGGGCAAGCGCAGGCCTCGACGCAAAACGGTCCGGGCTCGGATGTGATGAACATGTTCAGCGGGTATCAATCGCCCGCAGGAACGGAGGTTCCGCAGCAATGACGACGCTGATCGATATGGAGAACACGGCGCAGGAAGCGCAGCAGGCAGTGAATCCGGGCGCGAGCGAGGCTCCGAAGTATCCGTGGGGTCTGCAAATCTGCCTCAACGACGACTCGCTGGACAAGTTGGGCGTGAAAACGCTGCCGTCGGTGGGGACCGAGGTAACGATCGTGGCCAAGGCCACGGTGGCAGCCACGCGCGAGAACGCGACGGAGGGAGAAGGCAGCAGTTCCGGCATGGATCTGCAGATCACCGATATGCAGCTCGACGGCCTGGACACGGACTTGTTCGGCCGGGCGGCCGAGCTGCTCTACGGGAAGAAGTAAGCATGAGCAATTACGATCCAACCGATCTCAGCGGGCAGCAGGAAGACAAGCGCGAGGCGGAGGCCCGCAAGCGCGTTCTCCGCGAGGCAGAGATCGCGGACGTGAAGTGGCTGATGAGCTCGAAGCGCGGCCGCCGCATCATGTGGCGGCTGCTCGAACTCTCTGGACCTTTCCGGCTGTCGTTCGACACCAACGCCATGAAGATGGCATTTGCCGAAGGAAACCGGAACCTGGGCAACCAGCTGTTTAACGAAGTAATGACCCTGTGCCCGGATCTGTATCCGGTCATGGTGAAGGAGCAGCGAAATGACAGAGACGGCAGCGGCGACCAATCCAAATGAAGCCAGCGCCTCTACAGTCACCCCAGCGAGCACAAATAGCTCACCGGGGACCACGACTGAGGCGTCCGCGACGCTGCTGGCGACGGCCAGCGGGGGAACGGACAACAACCAGCAGACACAGCCTGTGCAGACTCAGTCGGCAGCGGCCGCTGAGACGCCAAAGACGGATGTCCAGCAAGCGGAGCCGGCGGCGGCCCCCGGAGCGCCCGAGAAGTACACCTTCACGGCTCCGGAGGGAACCCAGTACGACCCCGAGATTCTGGAATCCTTTGAGGGCGCGGCCAAAGAGGCCGGACTGACGCAGGATGCGGCGCAGAAGCTGATCGAGAAGATGGCGCCGGCGATTACGGCGCGGCAGATCGATCAGGTGCAGGCGATCCACCAGGAATGGCGGGACACTTCCTCCGCCGACAAGGAGTTCGGTGGCGAGAAGCTGGCCGAAAACCTTGGCGTGGCTCGCAAGGCGCTCGAAAACCTCGGGACGCCGGAGCTGCGCAAGCTGCTGGACGATACCGGCCTGGGCAACCATCCGGAAGTAATCCGGTTGCTGTTCCGCGCCGGGAAAGCGATCAGCGAGGACAAGTTCGTGGGCGGCAGCGCGGCGGGGGCCGGCAAACTGAACGCGACCAGTGTCCTCTACGACAAAACGCAGAAGGGATAAGGGCGGTGAAAAAGTGAACCAGTGAATCAGTGAACCAGAAGCGGTCACCGTTTCACCTGGTTGCTTTTGATCCACTTCTCGAAGGGAGAACAAGGGAATGCCGACTCTGATTGACATTGCGAAGTCGTTCGATCCGCAGGGCAAGGTGGCCGTGGTAGCTGAGCTGCTGAACCAGTCGAACGAAGTCATCCAGTACATGAACTTTATCGAGGGCAATCTGCCGACCGGGCACAAGGGTGTCGTTCGGGCCGGGTTGCCTTCCGTGACGCTGCGCCGCTTCTACAAGGGCGTAACGCCGTCAAAATCCGGCCGCGACACCATCGAGGACGTGTGCGCGATGCTCGAAGGCCGCAACGAGATCGACAAGGACCTGGCCGATCTGAACGGCAACGCCGATTCGTTCCGGCTGTCGGAAGGCCTGGCCTTCATCGAGGCGATGAACCAGGAGTTCGCGCAGCAGGTGCTGTACGGCAACACGAGCACGAACAAGGACGGAATCCTGGGGTTGACGCCGCGGTACAACGCGATCGCCGGCGCCACCAATGGGCAGAACATCATCAACGCCGGCGGTATGGGTGGCAATAACACCTCGGTGTGGCTGGTGGTGTGGGGCGACAACACGGTGACCGGCATCTATCCGAAGGGATCGAAGGCCGGCCTGGTGCAGGAAGACCTGGGGATCATCGATGCGTTTGACCAAAACCAGAACCGCTTCCGCGCCTACGCCGAGCTTTACCAGTGGAAGTTCGGGTTGCACGTGAAGGATTGGCGCTACGCGGTGCGCATCGCCAATGTCAACGTGAGCGACCTGACGGGCCAAAGCGGGACCCAGGCGAACACGGCGCAAACCTGGCTGCCGTACCTGATGATGAAGGCCTATGCGCGCATCCCGTCGATGGGGATGGGCACGGCGACCTTCCTGGCCAACCGCACGGTGAAGGAGATGCTCAGCGTGGGGGCGGTGCAGAAGACGGTCTACGGCTTGACGATGGAGCAGGCCGGCAACCAGTTCGGGAATGTGCAGCCGGGCAGCGTGGCGGGCACGGGAACGGGGATCCGCGGAGGCCAGTTGAAGTTCTTTGGAACGCCGGTGCTCACCGTCGACCAGATTTTGTCCACCGAAGCGGCCATCTCGTAGCAGGTTACGGATGACAGGTCACAGATGACAGTTAGAAGCCCGGTCGGGACTTTAACCGGTCATCTGCCTCACAACAAATTGAACCATCGCGGTACGGAGGAATGAGATGGGAATGCTTGATTCGGCATTGGTGCTGGCGGAGGGGCAGTTGGTGACAAACACCGGCGATACCCCCAGCACCAACGACTATATGTTCGCCAACGCGCAGCTCGGAGACAACGGGCAGACGGGCGAGAACCTGTCGGCTCTGGCGCTTCCATCACGCCAAGCGGTTCGGGGACCATCCAGGCGACCTCGGCACCCTACAGCGGGCTGACAGGTACAGTTCCGACATG